CTATGCGGGCAAAAGGCCCAGTGTTACCACCAGACCTCTTTTACTTTCTTATCGCTTTTGACAACAAGAACTGGCTTGTCTTGAGCGATGTTATTTATACGCCGATAGTAGATTTTATCCATATCAGAGAATTTTACGCCGTCAAAATCAGACTTTAGATTTAAGACGGCGAAGTCACCCTTAGCTTGGTTCATTGATTACTGGAGCCTCTTCAGTTTGAGTAGGGATAGCAGACACAACCGTGACTGCTGGTTTACGAGGACGCGCACTAGTGACACCACGATACGCAACACGGGCAACCGCCTCACGCTCTTCAGGAGTCTTGGGGAGTCCTTGTTCTAACATCCACGCAGCAGCTTCAATGCGCGTCATGGGTGATGGGAGTGCAACAAAGTTGACACCTGTGTTGCTCTTTAGCTTTTTGATACGACCTATAAGATCGTTGCCGAAACGTGCCTTAGTGACACCTTTTTCAGTTACTGACAAGCCTGCGACTGTGAATGTTTGATTTGACATAATGTTTTACTCTCAATTGTTTAATATAGTATATTATAAGCGATTTTGGTGATTAAAGCAACCTTTTTTTCACCCGTTTTTAGAACCTTTTGTTATAAGAATCTGACCCGTTATACTCAATATAATCGATAAATCCTCTCCCAAATAACGACAGGGTGTACTCGGAATGAATACCTGTAACGATAGAAGTGCCTTCTTCATCACCGAAGAAGTCCAGGATCTCTTGTATAGCTACAAATTCGACGATAAACCCCTTGCTATTACTGACTTCCATCATGCATACTCTCCTAGATACTGACGGGTGATCTCTTCCAAGGTCTTTTCAAACCCAACCAATTCAAGCCTTGATAGACTCGGCGGTCCTGCAGCAACCTCAAAGTTGCCTATTTTCGACATTAGTGCCTGGCGCACAAATCTTAGCTGACTTTCAGACAGGGATAACTCTATTTGCTCTTCCAAAACGATTCCTTTTTCTCAATTTCAGAGTACATTATAAGCGGTATTGGAGCTTAACGCAACCTTTTTTTGCGTTATTTTCGATGTTTTTTAGAACCTTTTGTTATATGCTTATAACCTAATAGAATCAATAACTTAGGTGTTTAGTACCCGCTAGACCACTCAGGAAACTCATTTTCCTTGACCAAAACAAGGTTAAATGTGCCAGTGATAACCGCCGCACCAGTACCAGCAGTAACTCTTAGGTCAACATCAGTCTTCTCCGCGAGTGTGACTGGGATACCAAAGATATATTCATACTGACCGCCATATGTTGCGCCCTTGTGCATTGTTCTGAATACACCATTTGGTTCTCGCATAAGCAATCTAGATTTGATAGGAGAGTTAGCACTACCAGCGAATTCATAATGCATCACTAGCCCTAGGTATCCTGCTGGAACAGTATAGACACCCATAAGTGTCTGCCCCTCACCCGCATTGATCTGAGCGACTTTGATCCCTACAGCAGAGCCGTAATGTGCTGAAATATCTCCTACTTCTTGCTGTGAAGAAGTGTTGTACATTCTAAACAATCTAATATAAGTGTTTTGAGATGCTACAGCGGTTGTTGTTGGGTCAGTAGCGTCAAGGGTGACTGTCTCTGATTGTACATTGAAGTCTGCATCAAGACCCTCAATAAAGAGTGTAATGCCCGCATCATCTTCATCATCTGATTTGAGATATACATTTGCGGCACCGAGATCCCATGTAGTAGCCCACGGATATAAAGAAGAACCGTCCCAAACAGTTTCTTCTACGCCATTTGCCGGAGCATTGTTTCCGGCAAATTTGTGAATGTGGATGGCATTGCGGAGTTTACCTCTCGCAAGGTGTACTCTCCAATCGTCACCAAATAGAAACGTAGACATTAGTTTTTACCGTTTTGATATGCATTCGCACCGAAGAATGCGGAGACTAATGCTGCAATAGCAACAAAGTAGGTAGGTGCTATGTCACCTATGATCTTAGCCGCAGAATCTAGGCCGAACAGTGAGGTGCAGAAGATGCCGAATGGGTAGAGTAGCATGCCAAATAGAGCGAACCAAGTCATCTTACGCATCGCATCCCGTTGTGCGTCTTCGTCTTCTAGCCGCTTTTTCTTGGCGTCTAAATCTAGCGCATACTCTTCAGCAGAAATATGTCCGTCGCCATTAATATCAATCTTATCGGCGACTGCTTTATCTACTGTGACTTGTGTTTCTTCTGACATGCTACTCTCCTAAAATAGTTTAACTATTTATAAAATTTGAGAGTTTACCTTTCGATGTCCGTTCCATGCAGCGAAGCCGCCGATTCGCAGTGCCCAATATGCAAGATTGTTCAGGAAGTGAAATCCATTCTGTTCAATACCGATGTCACGGAACAGCGCGTCAGCCTCTTTCTGTGTCATTGGCGCAGAAGTTTCTTTCTTACCTTTCTTCAGAAGCACGGTGTATTTGTAAACATAGTCATGCACTAAGCCGCCTATGAGCAACACGCCTGTGGGTGACAACCAAGATGCTAGAAACTTGGGAACAGAGGCACCGTCGAATACGAAGCCCTTAGGCACTACATAGTTTTCACCGTTGACTGAGAAGTTCCAGTCTTTAGCAATTTCCCACTTGCGAGTACCAAGAAGCCATAGCTTAATCGCACCCCAGAATCCTTTACCTGCTGTCTCAATTGTGACAGGTTTCATACTAGGCATTTCTTTAAATGATAACCCTACAATATCTTCTTCTTGGTCAACACCAAATAAGTTGATAACCCAGCCCGTTAAAATCAGGACTCCTGCGATGGTGAATTGCCACCATGTTACTAATTGATCGACGATGAATTCCATTATTGCTTCTCCTCTATTGTTTCAGTTTCTTTTGGTTTGCGTTCAATTGCACCTTCGTAGTATGCTATGATCGATTTTTGCTGTTCCATATATCGTCGGATCTCGGCAATATTCAGAGCCAGAGTTTCATACGATCTTACACTGAAGGCGTAGAACACCCACTCTTGTCCGTTATCTTTCTTATATGTTTTTAGGAATTCGTCCCAGTTTTCTTCAGTCACCACATAGATTTGTGGGTGATTAAGATCTACTGGCTTAGGAGAAACTTGTAGAGGAATCTTGTTCTCGACAAACTTAGTCTGGATGACAACCTCTGGTTCAGGTGGTTGTCTATTTAGAAGTGAGCAGCCGCTAATTACTGGTAGTAGTAGAAACAGCGCCGCTGATAGTTTCAATGTCATCCCATACCTTCTTTGTAGCGTTGTTGACTCGCTTTTCAATCATCCCAGGCTTCTTCAGACTGAGTAGTGAGAGATCATGCCGTTGTAGTTTGCCTCGAAGTTTATCAGTATATACTTCAGCTTCTTGTAAATTCACTTGCAATTCAGAATTACGCTCACCCATTTCAACAGCGAATTCCTGCGCTTGCTCTAATGCTTTTTGATTTTCTTCGGCAACAATCTTCAGCTTCACATTGTTCTCGCGTAGAGTTTCAATGCGTTGTTTCATATCATTGTACTCCCGATACACGCCGAAGCCGACGGTACCGAGTAAGCCGAATATTAAAATGAATGCATAAAGTTTAATCATGACTGTATTTATAACTGCTAAACTTTGATACTCGAAAAATCGCCTAACCGACTTCCGAATGCGCCTTTGTCAAAAGCAGGACCTGGATCAGGCTGACCAGAGTCATGTATTGTCTGTTGAACCGATTCATCTAAGTCATACAGTCGCATTTTTCCTCTATCAATGCCTAGCATGAACCGCTTGTTTGTCGTAGGATCGCTGTATCGATTCTTCAATTGCTTGACCATTAACTGATTCATCTGCTCCAATTCTTCAGTGCTTATCAGAGCGAACATCAAGTCAGCAGTAGCAGGCAATCCGAATGATTCAGATGTATCTGTCAGTTCCACGTCACTATTAGCGTAACCGCTGCGTGTAGTCTGTGTAGCAGTCACTATAGGCACATTCGCCTCTACAGCAAGCCCTCTAAGCTCTTCAGCAATCGATTTGATGATAGTATAGCTGTTCGCAGCAGTACCCGCTCTGAACCTACTACTCGCGCAGATATTCAGATAGTCAATAAAGATTATATCAGGCGTGAAATTTCGCTTGATCTTTAACTCATTAAGTAAAGCCTTGAAGTGCCCTGCGTGTGCTGATGCAGTAGGGTATTCTTTGATCACTAAACGCCCATCGATCTTACCGCTAATCTTACTGATTCGATCATCGAACATTTTCTTCGGCATATCTTTGAGATCCTGAATCGGGATGTTCATCATGTTCGCATCGATACGTTCAGCGATTCTTTCTTCTGCCATTTCTAATGTAATGTAAAGTACGTTCTTGCTTGCCGAGATTGCAGCCGCTGCCATATGACACATGAACAATGACTTACCTACACCAGTGCCTGCAAGTGCTACGTTTAACGTCTTATTAGATAACCCACCCTCAGTGATCTTGTTGAAGTACTCTAAGTCAAAAGGAACTTTCTCCTCCAGCCTATGATAGAAATCATATCGATCATCAGCATTTTCAATGTAGTCATGACCTACGTTTGTGTCAAAGCCTACTTGCAATGCCT